AATCATTATAAGAATCATATAAAAATCATTATAAGAATCATATAAGAATCATTATAAGAATCATATAAGAATCATTATAAGAATCATATAAGAATCATTATAAGAATCATATAAAAATCATTATAAGAATCATATAAGAATCATTATAAGAATCATATAAGAATCATTATAAGAATCATATAAGAATCATTATAATAAAAAATAAAAACTTTTATAAATATTTATTTTTTATTTTTATAAATTTTTATAATTATCTTTATAAGAATCATTATAAGAATCATTATAATAAAAATAAAAACTTTTATAATTATTTTAATTTATTTTTTATAAATATTTATTTTTTATTTTTATAAATTTTTATAATTATCTTTATAAGAATCATTATAATAATAATTTATAGGAATTATAATAAAAATCTTTATAAGAATTATAATTATAATCATAATAATTATCAATAAAATCATAATAAGAATCTTTATAAAATTCATCATTTGAATAATTATTATAATAAGAATCATTTGAATAATAATCATTATCAATAAAATTAAATAAATAATTATAAGAATTATTAAGAATATGTAATAAATTCATTATAATAATAATGAATAAAAAAAATGATTATTTCAATTCAAGAATATTAACAATAATAGAAATAATGAATAATGATTTTGATAGATTAATATCTCAATCAGTTGATATTCTTATTTATGATTATAAAAATAAATATGAATTTTTAAGAAATCAAAATTTTGATAAAGAAAGAATTAATAATATTATGAATGATTATCAAAAAATAAGAATTATTGAATTTATTGATACATATAAAACAATTAAAAATTTATATAAATAAAAAAATTGATTATTATTTTAAATTTTATTTTTATTATGATTCTTGAAACTATTACAATCTTTAACTTCTTTAATCTTATTTCTCTTATTATTCTATTATTAATTAATATGTTCCCTCTTTCATTTATTATTATCTTAGGATATTTATTATATATTCTTATATTTTAATATTACTGATTTATAATAATTATCTGCAATTTCATATGCCATTTTTTCAAATGGATGTTCATAAGAATAATCTTTTAATGTAATATCATTTATTCCTTTTGGATATTCACTATTATAATATGCAATTAATTCTATACCATTTTTATCTTTATAAATATAATTATCTAAATCAGGATTAGATCTTATTAAAGAAACTAAAGGTTTATGTCTAGAAAATGAATAATTATTTTCTTTTAAATATTCTTTTATTTCTTTTTTATTATATCTTTGATATATATGAATACTTTCATGAATTAATGTTTTTGTTAATTCTATTTCATCATAATTTATTATATTTGGAGATAAAAATATAATCTTATCTCTTGTATGTGGATAACCATTTTCATATATATTATTTATTAATCCTATATTCCAATCCTCATTATTATTAAAATATTGTTTAGCTTTTATTGAACTATTCTTAAGTTTTTCTTTTTGTTCTTCAGTGAAATTAAGACAACCATTAATAACTTTTTCTTTATATTCATTATTACTATTTACTTTTCTTGCTCTTAAATCATATATACTTAATTTTTTTATATATCCATCTTTATCTTCTCTAATAAAATTTTCACTCTCTTCTTTTGTTAAAAATTTTATATTATTATTATTTGAATAAGAATAATAATAATAAATAAATAAGATTAATGTAAGAATAATAATAATGGTTAAAATTATTCCAATAGCTATAAATAATAAATTTCTATTTTTAATATTCATTATACTATAAATACATAGATAGATATTTTTCATTATTTTTATTTTTATTTTTTAAAACTAAATGTTTATCAATATATTCTTTTGTTATAATATATGGAAATTTAATTATTTCTTTATTAATATCATCAGGAATATATTTATTCATATTTATATAACTATAAATATTATTAATATTTCTTTGAAGATTTCTAACTCCATCTTCTTCAACTGTATTATCAATTATATAATATATTAATTCATCACTTAAAATAATATCTGTATTTGTAAAATTATATGATTTATATATAACTTCTAATAATGAATGTTTTGTTAATTTAAGTTTATCTTCACGACTATATTTATCAACATTTATAATTATCATTCTATCTAATAAAATTGGACTAATTTCACTTATATTATTAAAAGTAAAGAATATTAATGATTTTGATATATCTAATTCTATTTCTTCAAAATATTTATCTGTAAATTTATCATTTTGTGTTGAATCTGTTATATGAATTAATGTATTTATTATTTCTTCTCCATATCTACTATCTGATACTTTATCTAATTCATCAAAAAAAAATATTGGATTCATTACTTTCGTTTTTATTAATTGTTCTACTATTTTACCATTTATTGAACCTTCATATGTATATGAATGACCTTTTAAATAACTAGAATCTGATATTCCACCAAGAGGTATAAATGCTAATGGATAATCAATAACTTTTGCAATTCCATCTTTTATAAATTTAGTTTTACCAATTCCCATAGAACCTTGAATACCTATAACATAACCTTTTGCATTTGGATTTGAAATATATTGAGCTAAAATTCTTAATAATTGTTCTTTAGTATCATTATGACCATAAATATTTTTATTTAGACCATCTTTAATTTCTTCAAGAAATTTAGAAATATTTTTATTATTATAATTAAGTTCTTTATATATGCCTAATGGAATTTGAATAAGTTTAGATATCCATTTAAATAATTTTGAATGTTCAGATGAACTTTTATCTAATTTTATTAATTCATCATATTTTCTTAAAATTGCAATTTTATTATCAATAATAGTATTTAAAGATAATAATTTAAATCTTAATGGTTCTTTAGTTGATTTATAATTATCAATTTGTTTTTCAAGATCTAATATTACTTCTTTTTTACTTACAGGTAAAGATTGAAAATATATTATTTCTTCTCTTGTATATTTTTGAAATAATTCTTTATATTTACCTGTGAAATTTTTATTTTTACTCATTATTATTATTATTATTTTTATTTTTATATATTATTCATTTTGAATTTTATTTAAATATTTATTTTCAGGTTGATGATAATAATATTTATATGGATCCAAATGTTGATGTCTAAATATATTATAAAATATTAAATATATTGTTATACCTGTTAATATTAATCCTAATAATAATATCTTTGAAAATGAATCTTTATTATAATAATATAAAAATACACAAAATAATATTATTATTATTATTAAACATATTAATAATTTAATATAAAAATCTATTATTATTTCTCTATTTATTATATTATATGCTTGTGTATTTTTATCATATATATATTCATTTCTATCAAAATTTGATTGAAAATTATATTGACTCTCTTTATTATATCTACTTGTAAAATCAACTATCTTCTTTGTATTCTTATTTAATAAATATAAATTCACATTTATCTCAAATATATTCATCTCTTTCCTGAAATTATGTATTGTATCTTCTAATGTATCATTTGATTCATCCGCATCATTTATTATTTTTATTATTATAAATGGTTCTCTTTTTACATATTCTGTTATATATGGTATCCCATTTTCATAATATTTATTATTTATTTCAGGTATAAAATCAAAATAATTTCTTAAACTTGTATCTTCTATTAATGGTTGTGTATTTACTTCCTTTAATATTTCATTCTTATTATTATATCTTGTATATTTATTATTTAATATTTGTGTCTCATATGATATATTACATAAATCACTTCTTTTATTATTACAATTATATATATGTAATTCATTTCTTATTCTCTCATTCTCTCTTAATCTCTCTTGTAATAATATAATATCTGAATTATCAGGACTTGAAGCAATTATCTTATTTTTATATATCTTATATGAAAATGTTTTTGGTAATAATATAGATTTATATAAATCTATATGTGGTTCATAATATCTATCTATACCATCTATTTTTATATTAAATGGTGTTGAATATACAAATATATCTGCAATTATATCATTCTTATTTTTTAATTCAATTGGTTCATTTTTATTAGATATATAATAATAAGGAAGAAGTGAAGTATTTGTTACTGATTTACCTTTTAAATCATAACAATTATTATCATTTGATTGACATCCAAATTTCTCAAAAATCTTTAAATCATTTACTGCTTTATTCCAAATCATTATTAATATTATTAACATAACAATAGATATAACAAGAATAACTAATGGTTTATTATGATCTTCTAAATAATTATATGAAAAAATGAAGGATATAATAATTAAGACGATAGTTATATAAAATAATATATTAAACCAATTATTTTTTTTATTTTGATAATATTTAGATTTAAATTTATTTGTTGCATAATTAGTTAATTGATTTGATTTCTCAATTTTTAATACATTCTTATCATATATTCTTTTATATTCTAATTGTTGTTCTATATAATATGTTCTATCTTTAATTAAAGTATCAGTTTCAGTATTACTATTTTTATCAATTGGATTAAAATAAATATTATTAAAATTTTTTAATATTTGTATTAATTCATTTATTTTACTTATAATTATATTTGTTGGAGTTTCTGCTAATATTAAATTATAAAGAATTGTAAAAAATACAAAATTCATAAAGAAATTGAAGTATTTAAAGAAATTTTTATTAGTATTTTCTACAAATAATACTAATCTTGATGGATCTATTAATTCATTTATAATTTTATTAAAATAATTAGAATTTGAATTTAAATTAGAATTATATATTATTTCTTTATTATTATATTGTTCAAATATTTTATTTAATTCATCTTTAACTTCTATTCCAGGTCTTATTATTGGAAAATAATAATCTATTTCATTATAATTTGCAAAATTAAAATTATAATAATTATTTTCTACAAAAAATATACTTTTTGATGTATTAAATATTAATTTTATTGGATATTTCATTTTCTCCTTTTCTGTTAAATTTATATATACATTCATATTATTCATCAATATTCCAAAAAATATAAATAATCCTGCTGTTGTTATCCCAAATTCATTTAATTCATCTATTGTTAATTTTAAATTTATATTAAATTTATTTGGATCATATATATTTATATTATCTGTCTTATATAATAACTTTAATTTATCATTTATTTTTATTATCTTATTATCATTATTATTATTATTATAATTTTCAAATGTTTGTATTAATCTTTGATCCATTTCCTTTATTACTTTTATTATTATTATTCCATCAGCTCCACTTAATTTATTTATCTTTAAATTTCTATCTGTTATATTATTTATAAATGAATTTCCACCACCACCACCTCCACTATTTTGTATTGGTGTTGATAATGTTGGTATATTTGTAATAATTACTCCATTTCCACCATCTTTTCCACCTTTATTATTATAATTACCTTCTTTCCAATATGAACCACCACCACCTGAACCATATTTATAATATCTAAATGAATTATCTTGAAGTTCATTAGAAATTGATTTAGGTAAATTTATACCATTTGCTCCATTTCCATTTTCTTTACACATTTTAATTTTATTATTATTAATATCATATGTAACACATCCACCATTTCCAAAATTTTTATCTAAAGAATTTATTATACCAGATAATCCACCTGAAGCATTTAATATAATTTCATTATTATTTTGATTTTTAATTATTGTTGGTGTTGAATATACTATACCAAAATTATTTATACTATTATTATATTTAAAATAACTATCATCTGTTATATATTCTTCATTTTTATTATCATCTCTTATTATTTTCATATTTATCTTAAAATTATTTTCATTTATACTTATTTCTTTATCTTGACTATATATTATCTTTAAATAATACATTTCATTCTTTTTTAATCCTTCCCTATTAAATTTAGTTTTTCCATTCTCTACTTTACTCCAATATGAATTATATCTATTTTCATTATTATAATATACTAAATCTTTCTTAAATAATCCATTCTTTATATCATTCTCATTATAAAAAAATAATATTCCATATTTATATGCCTCTAAATTTATCTCTATACTACAATTATATGGTACATTGAAATAACTACTTAATTCTATTGTATATCCCTTTTTAAAATTAAACCATTTATTATTATTATTATTATTATTATTATTATCATCATAATTAAAATCATTATCAATAGGATTATTAATAATAGTAGATGAGATATCATTATTATTATTAATATTATAATAATCAGTAATATTAGATAAACTTGATATATTTTTTTCTATTTTTTTATTTAATCCAATTTTTAGTAAATCTTCATATCTCATATTCATTATATAATTATTTCTTAATGAAAATAAATCATTTATACCTCCTTCATATATTCTTAATTCTATTCCTTGAATATATCTATTATCATTTATATAATATCCACCTTTACCTACTGTCAATTCTAATATTTCATCCTTCTTTAATTCCATTTTTTTATATATAATTTTACCACCATCACCACCATTACCATAATAATAACCACCAGCACCACCACCACCAACAATAAAAACTTCAATATTAATTTTTTTATTATTAATATCATTATTAGTTAAAAGATATTTATCAGTAGTATTTGTTAATATAAAATATGAATTATTTTTATTATCAATTGTTGGAAGTATATATCTTCCTTTAAAATTAATAAATCTATTAATATTTGGAAATGATATAATTGAAGATGACATTTCTTTCTATTTTAATATATATTTATTTAATAATCATTTTTATTATTTTTACTCCAATAATATTTATAATAATCCCTTCTAGTATTTCTATTAGTATTATATAAAAAGTTTATTACTAAATAGAGAATTATAAATATTACTAATATTATTATTAATAACCATAAATCTTTTCTTAAATAATATATTATTAATCCTATTATTATTCCTATTAATATTGATACAAATAATTTTACTATACTGAATCTATAATAAACATCCATTGAAATTATATGTGAATAATCATTTAATTTTTCTCCATATCTCTTATTTAATTCTTTTTTATCTTCTTCCATATCCATCCTTTTTCTAAATGATGTTGCAGCATTTTTATAAATACACTATTATCTATCAAATATATATTATTGAAATTATCATATATTAATTTATTTATATTATTATTATAAAAATTTATTAATGTCTGTATATCTGTATGTATCTCACCCTCTATCTCTATTTCCTTTGTTATTAATATCATTACTCCACTATTTCCATTTTTATCAGGTGAATTATATATACCACCTATACCATAAGATGCAGGATTTGTAAATTTATTTATATATTCTCCTTCATTTATAAAAGTATTACCTTTAGAACCATAATAATAACTACTACCAGTATATTGAAAAAGAAGTTCTAAAATATCTTTAATTAATATTTGTGAAGGAAGAAGATGATCATTATAAGTTTTAAGAGTTGTATAATTATTATTATTATTAGTAGTTCCATCATTATTAATAAAAATTTTGATATTATCCTTATTATCTAAATTTTGTCTTATTCCAGTTTTTATTTTATCATTTATATTTATCATTTTTCCATTAAATTCAACTTTATATCTCTTATTCTCTTCAATATTATTTGATATATAATCTATATCAAATATATTAATTGTACCACCAGAACCATCTCTTTTTATATTTGTTTTAGTATCATCTATTCCATTTTCACCAGATTGAATTAAAATAATACTGGTATTATTATTTTTATATAGAATAAATTCAGAATTACTATTAATAAATGTTATTTTATATTTTTCTTCATTATATATAATTTCTGTTGTACTATAATCATTTATTTTATTAAAAATATCAAATTGTTTCATCATTTGAATTTCTTCTTCAATAGTTTCAAATGTTTCTTTAAAAGTATAATATTTTTCATAATAATTAATAATTATTATAGATAATATTAATATTATAATTATTAAAAATAATTGAGGTATTATATTAAATTCACTTATTCCACCAAATATTAATATTAATAACCATAATATTATAATTATTATTACTATTGTCATTATTAAACTTATTTTATTAATTATATTCTTTAATCCTTCCTTTCCATTCATATAAGCAATTTTTGATTTTATAAAATTATCTTTTTGAATATTAGTATCTTTTAATTTATCATAATCTAAAACTCTTCTATTAAAATATAATTTAAATTCATTCTGTTCTAAAAATATATTATCTGTTAATTTAATTTTATCTGTTATTTCCTTCAATTCATAATTAAAACTTCTTAAATTACCATATATTCTATTTATTATCGCCTTTGATATATAATTTGTTTCTAAATAATTATTATATATTATTCCATATATTACACTATTTAATCTTATTACTTGATATATAGTATTTATTACATTTATCATTACTTTAAAATCTTTTTTTGGTATATCATATATATATGATATCATCATTATTAAAAAATTATAATAATTATCTGGTTTTCTATTATCATCTTCATTATTTATATTTTTTATTTCCTTCTTAATATCATTTGTCATATCATATAAAATATTATTTTCACGTATTATTGTTATTTTTTTCTTTGAATTTAAATAATTATCTATTAAATTTTGATTTAAGGAAAATAATTGATGATAATTGGATAAATTCAATGGTTCTAGGAAATTTTTAATATATTTATAACCAAGTATATTTTTATTTTCATCATTATATTTATCATATATAGATATTTTAAGAATTGTTGGATTAGTTATATCAATTTCTTCTTTTGTTATATCATCTATAAATAATATTTCTAATAATGTTATTTTTGATATTTCAATTAAATCAATCTTATTAATTGATAATATATAATATATTCTCTGTATTATATATGATATACCTATTAATTGAACTAAATTATTTTTATTTATAAATCTTTGTAATTTTGTTATATATGTATCATTTAAATGAATATTTGCCTCATGTATAAATGAATTATTTACTATTTCTACTATTTTATTATTATTTTCACTTATATTTACATTATTATTTTTTAATTTATTTATATATTCTAATTTATTATTATTTTCATTATTATTTTCATAAAAATTTATGAATATAGATGTCATTTTCTTTATTAATGATGAATTATTATTTATAATATTCGCAACTGCATAATTTATAAAACTTAATATAAATACACCATCTTTTCCTTTACTTCCTGTAAATTTTGAATTTCTATCTATTAATATACTACCACCTTGTCCTCCACATCCATATGTTCCATAATTAGGTGAATTTAAATCATTAATACCATTTGCTCCATAATTATAATTAATTTCATCTTTTATAAATTGCCAATATCCTGAATATCCACCATTTGATAATGTATTATTATTTAATTCTGTATTTTGATCCTTCTTATAATATGCATATATCTTAAATTTACTTATAAATGTTCCCTTTTGTCCACTTATCCATTCATTTGTATTTGAATAAAATCCAACATTTTTAGGTGCATATCTATTTAAACGAATAAAACTATTATCACCTGAACCTAATTTATTTATTATTATATTTGCTCCTGATGATATAAATGTACTTCCTGCAGTACCACCTTGAAGATTTGGAACATTATCAACTGAAAATAAATAAGGCATATAATATCTCTTTAAAAATGTACTTATTGTTGCAAATCTATTTGTTGTTATTTGTGATATAAATCCATTTGCTCCTCCTTGTATTCCTAAATAATATTTATCTATTTTATCTTCTAATAATGAATATGATGCATCTGGATTTGAATTATAATATATATTTGTATTTTTTCTTACATTATTAATACTTACTGTATCTATTATACCATTTATTCTATTTATATCATTCCTATTATTGAAATTATATATATAATAATTATCTCTATTTGATGGTGATATTAAATAATCTATATCAAATAATGAATTCCAATTTATACTATTTTCATTTATTATTGTTCCTGTACCATTTGGATAACATACTATTGATATTAATTCATCAAAATCTCCTGCTGTATAAATATAATTATTTATTGATGATGGTATATATAATGAATTAATATTATTATTATTACTTATTCTTATTAATCTACTATAATTAGGATTATTCATTTCATTAAATTTAATTGATTTTCCCTTTCGTAAATAAAAAATTAATTCTATTGAACGTGTTGTTCTTTCATATATATCTATTCTACTCCCTTTTATCGCATTTAAATCATTTATTGATATTATTTCTCCTATTGTATTATCAACTGTTGCAGCTCTATTCCAATCTCTTGTCTTATAATTTTCAAATTTTAATAATGATGTCTTATAATTATTAAAATATCTATTATCATATCTTATTAAATAAAATGATCCTGATATTGTTATATTATTCATTAATCCCCTAAATTCTCCCGATAATCCCTCTAAATCTATTAATGTATCTGCAGCTTTACCTGGTATTATTAAATATGAACCTATTTTTAATTGTCTTGATGTTATTGATGGATTTACATTTAAATTATCTATATATAAATAATTACCACCATTTCCACCTTTACCATACATTAAACCACCAGAACCACCAGCACCACAAGTAAATATTTGATGATTTTTAATGGGATTTCTTACTCGTAAAATATAAGAAACATTATTATTAGTATCATCAGGATCAAGAGTATAATAATTATATTTAATATTATTTTCTTCATAATTTCCAACATCAATAATTGAATCTAATGTTTTATTTATATATTTTTCAACAATTGGAATTGTATTTTCAAAATTAGTATATTGGTACGACATCTATTATTATAATAAATATAATAAAAATAATTATATACAACATCTATAATAATAAGATTTACCACTATTCTCATTATATCGTGTTATTTCTACAACATCTCCCTGTTTTAATCCTATCCATTTTGCAATTGTATCTGTATGTAAAATTAATGGCATTTGTAATTTATTTTTACACATATATTTTTCCATTATTATTTTAATTTCCTCTTGATTTAATTTTCGATGTTTTGGTACTAATTCATGTTTTGTTGGATTAAATAATAATTCATTTATATGAAAATATTGTAACATTCCATTCTTCTTTTGTAATAATTTATCTATTATTGTTAATTGTGTTATTGATGGTGTTGTTAATAAATCATTATTAAATACTAATATTAAATTATTTTTACCATTAAATTCTCTTACAAATCCATCCAAATTATTCTTATTTTTCTTTAAATTATCTATTAATTGTGTTCTTAATTGTTTTGTTAATGCAAAGATAATTGCAGTATTATTTGTATGAAAATTTACTAAATAATTATCATTATAAAAGTCTTCTCTCTCTACTTCTACTTCATGTTCTTCAAATTCACTTATATCATCTCCTCTATCATTTTGAAGCATTTCTTTAAGATTTTCAATAACATAATCTATTTTATCTATTTCCATTATTATTTATATTTCTTTCTTTTTATATATCATTTTTTATTTTATATTATTTTTATTTTTTTTTAATAAATAAAAAATAATATTAAATCTTATATTTCTTTTTTGTAAATAATTCATAATTCTTTATAAAATTATCTATCAATTTAATATGTTTTTTTGCAATTCTCTTCCCCTCCTTTGTTCTTATATATCTCTTTATCTTATTTGTTCTACGTTTCATATTTTCTATTATCTCACTAAATGATGGTTTTTTACTATTCTTTATATTATATGATATATATCTCATTATACCTATCGCTCCTAAACTATTTATTCTATCTGCATCCCTTATTATATACAATTTTATATCACTCTTATCTATTTCATTATTATTATCTTCATTCATATCATTATTATTATTATCTTCATTCATATCATTATTATTATCTTGATTCATATTATTATTATCTTGATTATTATTAATATTAGAATGAATAATTAATTCTTTACTTAGGGAGATATTAGAAGCTAGTTTAACAATTTCTAAACGATCAAAAGAAGTTAATTCTTTATGTTTTTTTAGATATTGATTAATCATAAAAGATTGTGAATTATTTGAATATTTACTATCTTCATAATCATGTAATAAAGCACCCATTTTAATATAAAATAAATCTTTTTTATTTAAAATACCTTCACTTTTTGCAATTTTAAGTGATAATTTTATAACTTCATTAATATGAGAATAATCATGACTGATATCATTTAAATTATTCATATATTTTTTAATAAATATTCTTGTTTTTTTAATAATATTATTCATTTCAATATTAATAAAAAAAATAATATTATAATTATCATTTTTTTATTTATTCTTTATTTCATTTTATATATTTTCCAACTTTCAGAAATTTCTGATAAAATTTCTTTATATTTTTTTGTATCACCATATTTAAGTTTTAATTCAATAGTTTTTTCTTTTTTATAAGTATTCCAATCTAATTTTTTTTCTTCTTGAATTTCATTTTTTAATTCTTGATTAATAATATTTTCAACATTTTTTTTAAAATTAACTGAAGAAAAATTATTAATATCTTCAATAGAACTTAATTTATTATCTAATAATTCCTTAAATTTATTTAAAATTGAAATTTTGATATTATTTAAATCTTCCATGATTATTTTTTATTATAAAAATAATAATCATTTTTTTAATTTGCTTCTTCATTTGTTTCTTCTTCACTCTTAAATCTTAATCCTTTCCATCCAATTTTACTATCATAAATTCCATATAATTTTTCTAAATATGAACGTAATTGATTTCTATCAGGAACTTTCTTTCCTTTACTAATATTTTTATTAGCCCATTGTTTAAAATCATTATAAATTTCCATTAATCCAATCTTTTCTTTGAAATCCTTATCAATAATAATATTATCTTTATTATATTGTCCAATTACATCATTATTATTCTTATATTTTTGAGTTGCATTAATAACTTCACGTGGTTCATTAATCTTATTTGGATTTAAATTTTTATGTCTATCAATTAACATAGATAGAAATGCATCTGCACATCTTTCTAATTTCTCACTTAATTGTAAATCCATTGGAAATTCATTAGGTTTATTTGGATCCGGATTTTCACAGAAACGTGATGAAAATTCTACTACTCTAATTCTTCTAAATGTACCTCCATCACATCCAACCTCTGGTAATTCATTACAAGCTAAAATCATTTTAAATTGAGGTTTAAATTCATATGGATCTTTATATAATCCTCTTGTTAAAATTCTATCATTACCAGATAATTCTTTCATTAATCCAACATTAATTTTATCATTTTCACTTGGTTCTTGAAGAACTGCAAATCTTCTTCCTTTAGTTCTTTCTAATTCACTTTGAGCTGAATTAGATGCAGCTCTTTTTTGAGTTAATAAAGCAATAGGAAGAGTAGAATAATATTCACCCATAGTTTTTTGTATAAAATCTAATAATCTAGATTTACCATTACTACCATCACCAATAAATACATAAAATCTTTCTTGAGCTATACTACCATCAATTGCACAAGTAAGAATATCGAGAACATAATTTCTTAATGCTTCATTAGTAAATAATTTTTCAAAGAAATTATTAATTTCATCAATTTCAGGTAATGTAGAATCAAATGGTAAATAATTTTTATTTGTAGTTAAAGAGATATAATCATCAGGCATACCTTCTCTAAAAATATGTAATTTTAAATCATATACACCATTTTCAAATCCTAATAAATATGAACGATTATCAAGAAGTTCTTCAAATTTTTCATCTATAAATAAACATTTACATTCTTTCATTACACTATCCTTAAATCCAGATGTCTTTAATTTTAATGAAATTTTTAAAGCTGATGATGCTTTTTTACTATAAACCTCTTTTTGTCCTTCATCAGTAGTATTCATCATCATATTATTATAATAATATCCTCTTTCCATAAATTTTTTACATATATCTTCACTTAATGCTTTTCTTAAATTTAATCCCTCACGAGTTTTTATCCATCTATGACTATTTTTATCATATTTATACCAAGTATCCTTATTAATTGCTTTATATTCTCCCTTATATATTCCTTGAACTACTTTTGCAACATCATAATGTGCACCTTCACTTCCAATTGCTGTATCAATAAGAGGAGTAATTGAATTATTAATAATTTCATTATATTTTTGTAAATTATCTTGTTTAGCCCACCATCTTAATGTACCCATACTTAAATGTTCTTTTCTCATTTTATCCCATAATTGTTGACATTCACCTTCAACATAAGTAGAACTAATTTTAGAGAATTCGATCCAAGTATTTAAGAGACGATAATCAATATTTCTAAGAGCCCATCCTAAATTAATCCAATCATTATATTTATCAGCTCTAGTATGTGATAAACATTCAATAACTAATTCTTTAGCAAGAATATAATCATCATCATTAGTATAATTTTTAGTAATATTAGTTAATTTAGTTGAAAATATATTACTATCTAATTTATCTTTTTGTTTTTTATCAATTGCGGGTAAAACATGTCTAATATATTCATCAATATCAGTAATTTTATCTTCTTTAGGATTAGTTGGAATTAAATCAATTCTTCTCATTGAAAATAATTTAATAAAATCAATTTCTTCTTTTGCAGTTCTTGCATATAAAAGAGCTTCAGTTTCTTTATTTTTATATTTATATATTTTTGTAACTCTATAAGTATCTGATTCTGGTTTTTTACTTCCATACATTTGCCAACAATTTGCACTTATAATTGCTTTATCAACAATATCTTCAGGAACATTACAAATATCAGGAATATTAAATATTTCATTTGCAATATCTAAAACTTTTTTTCTAATAAAATGTTGAATATTATTACTTAAAATTATATGAGGAAAGATAATATGAATACCATCTTTAATTTTATTTCTAAATAATACTGGATTTGGTTTTTCCATAATATATGCAATATTTGATTCATCATTAATATCTAAATATGTATTTAAAATCTTAAAATAACTATCAATAATCTTAAATATTATTATATCATTATATTTTCTTACTAATGGTTTTGTTTCTCCTTCTGTATTTAAATCTTGACTAAAACGAAAATCTAAATCTATACGAATTGGACTAGGATCTAATGGTTTTTCTGTTAAATATAAATGAACACCACTTGTTATAGCTAATGCATATAAATTTAAGAATTCATCATAATTTTCTACAGGAACATTTATAGAAAATTTGGGATTTCCAATACTTGTATTTGTATATGGTTTACCTTTTTCTGATTTAAATTTATTTATAAATGTTTGTAGTTCATTTTTAGCTGACATATTATAATTTAATTTTATATTATAAATTATAATCAATTTTTATTTTTAAATATTTCATTATAAGCAGAAACTTATGAATTTTTGTAGTCCTACTTCTAATGGTAAAAAAAAGAAAATTTGTTTTTCTAAAAAATCTCTTATACTTATAATCAATGCTTGGAATACTTTTAATCCCATGAAAAAAATTATTTATACTGATAATGAAAATATTAATTCTCTTATTAATAAAATTAATGAAAAATTTGAAAATAGTCTTAAGAAAAAAAATATTTATTGGGCTTGGACTGATATCCTTAAAGAATATGCAAAAAAAATTGGTAATTATAAAATTGTTGAAGATATGAAATCTATTGAACTTAATGAACTTAGACCATCACAACCAAATGATTGGGTTGATAATCCTGTTGAATGGTTATCTAATTTTGATATCGAAAAAGTTATGAAACAATATGAAAAAATTCCGGAATTTAAATATAAATTTTATGGTGTTTTTTCTATCGATTTTGGCATTAAAAATAATAATACTTGTTCTTTCTCTTCCTATTGTAATATTAATATTAAAAAATTAATTACTAATAATATTTCTTATTTCGGTTTTATTACTAATCTTTCTAAACATAATGAACCAGGTACTCATTGGACCTCCTCCTTTTTCGTTTTTGATCCTAATATTCCTTCTTATGGTGCATATTATTATGATAGTACTACAGGTAATATTCCTACTGATCTTATACCTTTTTTTAATGATATAAAGAAACAAATTGAAGATATTTATAAAAAACCATTTCCTATTATTTATAATCAAAAAAGACATCAAAGAAGTAATACAGAATGTGGTGTATTTTCTATAACATTTCAAACTAGATTTTTATTATTATTAAAAAATAATAAAAATACAGCTACATTTCAAAAAGTAATTTCTCATCCAGATTTAAATGATAATAAAATGAAAAAATTACGTTTTTCTTTTTTTAGACCTAATATTAATTATTTAAAGAAAATTTAAGTTTTATTTTATATGAATAAAGAACAATTATATACAGCTGCATTAAAAATGCTTAATGATAAATATAAAATTAATGAATATTCTAAAGAAAAATTTAATGATATTTATTATAATACTTATAAAGAAAATAATTTAAGTTCATTAAATCCAAATAATGATATTAATAAAATTATTTTATTTAAAATTAAAGAAGATTATCAATCTAATGAAATTAAAGAAATTAAAAATGAAAAAGAAGATGAATATAAAACTAATGAAGAAAAAGAAGTTATTATTGAAAATAAACTTAAAGAACTTGAAAATATTAGAGCTAATATGAATTTATTATCTGTTGCATCTTTAAATAATTTTGATGATAACACTGAAAATTCTAATTTTATTAATGATAATGAAAATAAAATTACAAATCATATTCCTAATATTCAAATTAATAATCAAAATCCTACTATTTTAAACAATTTTAAAACTTTTATTATTAATACTAATAAAAATAATATTAAAGTTTCTCCTACTATTGATATTAATTCTAATTATATCTATCCTTGTTGTATTTCTTTACCTTATGATATTAAAAAAATAACCCCTTTTATTATTCTATCCATTAATGATTCCATTAAAACTATTAATTATACATATATTTGTCATTTAATTAATAATTCTCATTGGGATATATGGAAACCTATCACTGATAATTATTCTCCCATTAATCTTAATAATAATAATTGGAATATTTCCATTATTGATTTTAGAGGAAATATTATCGATCTATCACATTATTATTATAATATTATTGATGTTCTCGAAAATAATATTAATAAATCTTTTTCTATTAATATTGATAATAATAATAATAATAATAATTTTGATATAAATGATAAAATTAAGATTATAAAAGAAGATGGTTCTTTTATAGATAATATTATTTTAAATAAAATTAAAGATAATGATAATAATATTAGACTTATTATTAAAAAAAATAATTTGAATTTAAGTGATTTTATTAATTCTTCCATTTATAATTATAATTCTCAATTATCTCTCCTTTTTAAATATCATTCCAAAACTTAATTATTTATATTACTAATGTTATTATTACCATAAATATACCTATTGTTAATGTTAATACATCCAATTTATTCTTTAATTTTATTTTCTCATTTGTTGATAATTGAGTTCTTACTGGTTCCTGACTTACATTTATTATTAATAAATATATTAAATATGCTATTATCATATTTATTACTAAATGTCCAAATATACTTGTTGAATTAATATGCATATTTAAATAATTAAATACTATTCTCAATCTAAATATATCTATATTTATTACAAATACCACTAAAAATAATATTACCGAATATGCAATTGTATAATAATAAATTGCCTTATTTATATTCTTTACTATATTTATATCTATAAAATAATATGTTGCTTGTAATGTTAATAATCTTAATATTATAATTACTACTACAAATATTAATTTATCATATATATTTATTGCTAATTCCTTCTCCGGATCTAAATCATTATTTTGAACATTATCATAAAAATTACTTTTAGCTATTTCCTCTGTTGATTCATTATAATCATTATTATATTTATATAACATCTTTTCAAATAAATTACTTCCATCCTTATCTATGAATTTATCTAAAACTTCTTCTGATTCTAATGAATCACCTACTAAATTACTTGTCTTTAATTTCTTATAATGTCCCTTTATCTCATTTAATTTTTCAGTTATTTTTTTGAATTTATCATTTTTATCAAATCCCTTTCCTAAATTATCTAAATTTGTAGGTTTCTTATTTGTTACATTCATTTTTTCTATCTTTTTATTAAATTTATCTAATTCTACTCCTCCACCCTTCATTAATCTATATATCATTCCTCCTTTTTCTTCCTTTTCTTTTTCTTTCTCTTTTTCTTTTTCTTTCTCTTTTTCTTTCTCTTTTTCTTTTTCTTTCTCTTTTTCCATTAATTCCTTTTCTTTTTCTTTTAATTCTTTTTCTTTATCTTTTAATTTTTGATAATCTCTATTTGTATCATAAGGATTATTTTTTATTTTATTATTATATGTATTTTTAATATCTTCTAATCCTGTTATTAATGAATCATATGTATTTAATATATCCAATAAAGTATTTTTATAATTATTAATTATATTTTCTATATCTAATATATATTCTTTAAAATCATCTATTATTGTTTTTGGATCCCCTATTAAATTTACATATTCTTTTTGATCTATAAAACCTTCTATTTTAAAATCCTTTAATATCTGTTTTACATCTCCATTATTTATTTCCTTATATTGATTGAAATCTTTAATATATTCTTCCAATTTTCCAATATCTAATAATATCTTCTTTAATATTTTCTGTTCTAATGAAGATCCTTCTTTATCTTTACCATATGTACTTATTTCTGTTTCAACTGTTTTTTTATTATTTTTTAATAATGTTGTTAATTTATTTAAATCATTCAAAAAATTTTCATCCTTAAATGATATCTTAAAATCAGCTAATATTGTTGCAGTATCAAATAAGAATAATTCTTTTTCTCCTTCTTTTTCACCATCATCTAATTTAATTTTAGGTAAAAATATTATCTTATCCAATTTTGCATAATAATTATTCTCTAATTTTCCTAAATCTAATATATTTAAATTTAATTCTATATCTCCTATAATTTTTAAATTTTTTATTAATGTTTGTATATTAGGTGTTGTATCTGTTGATCTTCTTGTAGAATCTTGTGTTGTTCCTTGTGTTAATCCTTGTGTTAATCCTTGTGTTCCTTGTGTAATTACATCTGATATTTGATTAGTTATATCTCCTCCCTTTATTTTTTTATTTAATTTTAATAATATTTCCATTGATAAAATCTTTATCATTTCTTTTTGTAATTCATATGTATCAAATTTATTTTCATTTATAATTACATTTAATATCGGTAATAAATATACATATAATAATTTTATTATTATATTAATATCATTATAATCTTTTATTATTGAATATATATATTTAAATGAATTAAATAAATATATATAATTTATTTTTGATTCTTTTAATTTTAATAATGTTCCTAATATATTTATATCTATATCTATCTTTAAATTTAAATTATTTATATATTCATTCTCTTTAAAATTTATTATTTTATATATATCTATCTCTTTATCCTTTTTTAATCTTATTCTAAATTCTATTATTACCGATTTTAATAATTCTCTTATATCTATACCTTTTAATTCTTTATTCTCCAATTCCTTTAATTCCTTTTTATATTTATTTAATCCAAAATAAATATACATTAATGATTTTAAATTATATATTGTTAATGATGTATATAATGTTGATATTAATAATAATGAATAATTTATTATAAATAATAACTTATTATTCTTATTTATTATTCTTAAATTCTTTATTGTCTCTAATGGTAAATAATTATATAATGAAAAATTTATTAATTTTCTTTCTTTTTCTTCATATTCATATCCTTTTAATATCTCATCTATCTCATTATTTATATAATATTCATATTTTATATTTTTTCTTAAATCTAAATCTAAATAATAAAATTGATATGCTAATACCTTATATAATCCTTTATTCTCATCTAATAATAATTCTTTAAATAATTTCTCTTCTATTTCATTTAATTTTATTTCTATTTTACCTATTTTTTCTATATTATAAGGATGAATATTTATATTAGATATTATATAACTATTTTTATTTATTTTTAATCTAATATTTTCTTCTTTATTACTTAAAAAAAATACAACTATTAAACATAATAAATCATTTATATTATCTATTATTATTTTATCTATTTTTGTTATATATCTTATAAAATCTATGAAATATTTAATATCTTTTTTATAACTTATATTCCTATTTCTAATATTTGCTTTTATATCAAATATTTTATATTCTTTTTTCTTTATAAAATCATTTAATTCATTTTCTATCTCTTTTTCTGTCTTCTTTATTCTTATTTTACTATTATTTATCTTGAATTTTATATTAATTCCTTCCTTCTCTATTTTCTTATATATTGGATATATGAAATTAAATGATAAATAATCATCTATCTCTTCATCTGTTAAATAATAATTCCTTAATATATAATCCCATTTTTCCTCAAATTCTTTTATATATAATATATATATTTCTTCTATCTCATTATATATTTCTCTATAACTCTTATTTAAATCTATATCAGGTTTTATATTTAATAATATATATAATTTATATATATTATCTATCTCATTTATCTCATTATTATAATTATAATAATATTTATATATTTCACTTAAACTCTTATTTTTATTACCTCCACTTGTTTTTTCTTTATATATTCCTAAATTATTAAATTGTTTATTTATATCATCATCTGTTATACTTTTAAATGTAGATTCATCATATTTTGAAATATTTTTAGTACTAATTAAATTAGTATATTCAATAACTTCTTTTTCTTTAAAAATATGAATAAAAACATAAATATTATGATTTTTAACTATATCTATTAATAATTCAATAGATTTCTGAATTATATTTATTGAATTATTAAATACTCCTCCACCAACTAATGTTAAATGTAATTTAACAGGTTTATTACTTTTTATTGCTTTTATAACTGCTATTTTTCCAATTGCTTCATATTGAAGATTTAATAATTCACTAGATATATAGTCTTTAATATTTATATATTCAATTAAATCTTCATTTTGAATTATTGGAAAGTAATAATCATTATCATAAGCAGGAGCTGCTGAAAATACTTGTAATATTTTATTTTCTTCTCCAGATATATTTATATCTGGACTATCCCACATAGATAATATTAAAAATTTATTTTTATTAAAATTATCTTTAAAAAAATCATTAATATTATGTAATATTTTTAATATATTACTATCATCACTAGACATCATATTAAAAATATCTTCAATACTAGTATTTTTTGTATTTAACCAATTAATATAACCAGTATTATTATTGCTATTTTCTTCTTTTACTAAAAAATTTTCAAATTTTTTTAATTTTAAAAATGCATTAAAAACAAATTTTTTTCTAATAAATAAAGATTTAAGCATTCGCATTACAATTCTAGGTCCTTGTGTTAGATCATCAATATAATCTGTTAATTTACAATTTAAAATAGGTGATGTATTTTCAAGTGCATTAAATTGTGATGCAACTTGTATTATACTATTTTTTCCTAAGTTATATGTTGGTAATAATAATGAATCTATATTCACTACATAAAAAATATTATTTTTATTTTTAGATTTATTAAATTCATAATTATTATTTAATTCTGAATATAATTTATCAATATTTTCATATGTAAAACTACTATTATTTACATAATTAGAATTTATCACATATGTTTCTATTATATTATCTTCATTATCATTATATATATTTAATATATAATCTTTTTTTCTATATATTTTTTCTATATCTTCTATTTTTGATATATTTAAATTAGGATTTAAATTTAAATTATTTATTATAGGTATTTCTTCATTTAATATATGATTTTCTAATTTTTTTAATTCTCCTTCTTCTTCTTCTTTTTCTTCTACTACTTCTTCTTCTTCTTCTTTTTCTTCTTCTTCTTCTTCTTCTTCTTTTTCTTCTACTTCTACTTCTTCTTCTTCTTCTCCTTCTCCTTCTCCTTCTTCTTTTTCTTCTACTTCTTCTACTTCTTCTACTTCTTCTTCTTCTTCTCCTTCTCCTTCTTCTTTTTCTTTTTTTGTTGTTGTATCTATATGAGTTAAATTTAAAATAGAATTATATATTTTATTTTCAATTTTTTTTTCTTCATCTTCTTTTTTTTTTTTAATATATGTTATACGACTATTATAATCAGGTATTAAATTAATTTCTTCAATTAATTTATTAATTAATTTAATATAATCTATATTAACAGAGTTTATACTATTTAAATTATCATAATTATCACAATAATAATATAATATATATATATTATTAATATACTTATCTATATTAGTTATTATATCTAATTTTTCATTCAAATCATTAAATATATAATAGTTATTATTATTATAAATAATATAATAAAAATGACCACTTGTATTTTCAGATAAAGTATTACCAGCATGACAAATAATTCCTTTTAAATTATATATATTATTATTTATAATAAAATTTAAATAATTTTTTACTGTATATGTTTTTCTTGGTTTTTTATTTAAACTTATATAAATATATTTATTAAATCTATTTATTTTTAAATTTAATTTAAAAATATTTGAATTTGGATCAGTTATACTTTCAAAATTATAAGTAAAAGAATAATTTTCAATATCAAATTCATTTTTATTATTACAAATATCCATAATAAAAAAATCTATAACATTTACAGTGCTTTTATATATTATTTCATTTTTATCATTTGTACTAACATCTAATATTTCAAAATATTTTTTATAATCTGTTATATTATATATGTATTTAAAAATTTTAATTAAAAATATAATAAATTCATCAATATTTTCTTGACCCATTTGTATTAAATATTTTTTTATATCTTCTGGAATTGTATTGTAAAATTCTTCTTCTTTTCTTCGTTTTTTATTGTGAAATTCTTCTTTTATTTTTATTATATTATAATAAAAATAAATTTGATTTTTATATGTTGGATTAACAATATAATTAATAAAATTTAATTCATTATTTTCTTGTTCTTTTGTATATATTTCTAAAATAATATCATAATTAAATTTTAGAGAATTTAATGCAGTATGTATAAAACAAGAATTATTTAAATACTTAAAATTTAATTCTGTATTTAATGAAGAATAATTTAAAATATCACTAAAATTATTTTTTATTATAAATTTGTAATCTTCATTTTTAAGATCAGTATTTTTTTTATGAAATCTATTATTTCTATAATTTTGAAAAGTATAATAATTTTCTGGTAATTTTAAAGGAATAGTTTTAATATTATTATTAATAAAATATTTTATAAAAATTTTAGTATATTCTATTTTATTTAAACTTAATTTATTTTCTGTTTTTATATCATATAAAGTAGTAAATATATAATAAAAATTAATTAATAATAATAAATTTACATTATTATTATTTTTATATATTCCATTATAATACATAAAAAAATTATATAAATAGTTTTTATCTATTGTAATTTTTTCTTTTTTTTGTATTTTTTCTTTAGTATTAAAATATTCAAAAATATCTGTTATTAATAATTTATTAAAAGTTTTTATAGAAATATTGTCTATGTCTAATATTAATATAGTATTATAAATATAATTTATCGTTAAAATATTATCAAATATATATTTAATATAATATATTATATTTACACTATAATTATCCCATTCTTTAAAACTACTTTTAAAAATAATATTATATGCTTCATAAATATTTTTATAATTACTTATAAAAATATTTTTTATAATATTATTTATATCAAATATAATATCTTCTTCTATCGTAAAATTTTGTGTATAACATAATAATATATTTTTATCATAATTTTCTATATTTTCTATATTATTTATATTGTAAATAAAATAATTATTTAAATTACCATATGTTTTATATAATATTAATAATAATTTTCTACAATATATTATTTTATCTTTTATTATATTATATTTTTCAATTTTATTTAAATAATATTTATATTTTAAAAAAATTTTAATAAAAATTTTACATATAATATCTAATGATATTGTATCATCATTAGTTATAAATATATTATCAAAATTTTCTTTAAAATTATTAATTATTATATCACTATCACTATCACTTATATTTATATAAGTATTTTTTTTATTATAATAAAATTTATGTTCTTCATTATATTTATCTAATATTATTTTATATTTTTCTTTATTTTCATCTTCAATCTTTATATTTATATTTTTATAAATCTTATGATTTGATATTTTTCTTTTTATAATATCAAATTTTATAATATCAATAATAATATTATTATTATTATTATTCTCATTTTCTATTTTATTTTCAAGTTTATTATAAAAAGATAATAATTTATAGTTTATTTTATTTATATTTTTATTATTATTAAAATTAAATAAGCTTGTATCTTGTTTTATATCATCATTATTATCAATTAATAATTTTAATAATATTAATATATATTTAATATCATATAAATAATTACAAATTATTAAATTTTTATATTCATTTATAATATATTTAATATTATCTAAATTATTATTTAATTCTAATAATAATATTTTTAAAAAATTATTATTAGAATTAGTATATTTTATTATAAAATTTCTTAAATACGTCTTAAAATTTTTAATATCATCATTAGTTATTTTTATATTTGTATTATGATCTAAAGTTGAAATAATAATAATTTTATTACTATATATATCTAAATTTACACTTTTTTTATATAAATCTATTAATTTTATATAATATTTTATTTTATTGTTTTCTAATGGTTCACCACCTTTAAAATCGTCTGTAGTTAATTCTGATAGTATATTTTTTATTTTAGTTATTAAAGTATTTTCTATAATTTTTTTTCCTTCATTTCCTTTATCTTCTTCCTCTTCTTCATCTCCATCATCTCCATCATCTACTTCATCTCCATCATCTACTTCATCTTTTTTATCTACTTCAAATAAATTTATATTATATTCTTTAAATATAAAATAATTATAAA